GCTGACACTGCTGGTTCGGGTGATTTAGATTTTGATGAGTTGAAAACTCTCATCAGAGACTCTTTCACTAAGAGTTGTGTAGATGACAACACTGATGAAGACTTTAACGAGAAGGAAATTACTGCGATGGCGTATTACCTCATGAGAGCAGCAGATGAAGACTTAGATGACAGGATTTTAGAACAACGTGAAAAAACAGCTGAAGATTTGAAAATTTCAAAGATATCATTACACCAATGGCAAGAGTTATCTACAACGGGTGTTTTAAAAAGAAAAAATCTTAAATCTACATTGAAGTTACCAGAGAAGTAATAAAAAATAACTTAAAAACACAATTCTTATCAATAGTAATGACAACTATTGCTAATTTATTGATTACACCCGTCGTATCCCTTAACAATAGATTTAGGGGTCGTTTTGCATCATCCGCTCTAGATACTCCACCACCCCCAGTTGATACCACGAAGCAATGGGATTTTGGTCGGTATTGTTGGAAAGTTATAGTTGAGTCTAAGGATAAGGAAAGTGGTAAACTCGATAAAACATTCGTCGGGTACAGTCAAAATATGAATATCGCAGACAGGACGAAAGGTGCTTGTGATAGACATAAAAAATCAGGAACAATATGTGGAGAGCCGGAGTTGATCATGAAAGGTGGTGAATGTGACGAAGTGATTTTTATGAAGAAAACACCCGATGGACCACTCATCCGAATTAGTAACTCATTTTTTTAAAATTCCCATTTCTGTATTTCCTTGTCTATTAACATTCACCCACCCTTGAATACTTATATCACTCTCTTCACACCACGGATAAATCTCATCGTCACCACCTATGAAATTTAGAGCGCGTACACCATTTGCAATACATGTATCACATATAGCCTTATTATCATCGATAATGAGATCTATATTTAGGGCGCGACATATATCCACTTTTGGAATTTCGTTTGGTGTATAACTATTGGTGAGTATAACATCATCGAACATATATGGAAAATATGTATCTATCCATCTTTCAGTTTCTTCTCGAGCCATATTTTGGCGTCCAGTTACGATATACATTTTCTTAAACCGTTGCCTAAGGTTAAACATAGCTGACTGCGACCCGTAGATGGGTGTAAGCTCTGTAAATGCTTTAGATTGGTAAAATTCTTTTACCATTTTTTGTGAGGCTGGTTCATCTATATCAAATATTTCACGGTACACGTAACTGTATTTGGGTTTGATGATTTTTTGTTTATGAAATCTAGCCATTGGAACTAGGAATTTTGTTAAAACTTCATCGATATCGATTGCAACCCTGTTCATTTATTTATTACAAACATTATTCATAATCTCTAATCACTACACCTACGGGAAAACGTGGTACATTTATCGCGGTAAGGTTTTGGAAACGCACAGTCAGCATCTTTCCTAGATACTGCTTGTAATTCGCATAATGATCTTCGCGCTGAGAAATTGTACCTTCGGGTCGAACATTGAAATTATGTCCATCTGCATTTTTGCAGACCCACACTACAGCATTTGCATCCCGTCCATGCCCTGTTTTGGCACCGATAATTTCATATTCCTCTGTTTGGAATGTTTTATACTTGAGAAGGTAATTACTTCTCTGACCAACTTCATATGTACTTTCTCGATCACGGATCATTACTCCCTCATACCCCTCAGATGTAAACCTGTCGTGGTACTTTCCCACTTCATTCTTATCATGAACCAAAATAGTCTCAACACTTACACAGTCCATACGTTGTTCGAAAGTGAGTTCCGGTCGCTTTAGATCAAAGTAATCGAAAATATAGAATTCGAGTGCATCAGGATTGGTCTTGAACATACTTGTAATATCCTCAAATGTTCGATCGGGGGCGTAACATTCGCCATCTAGGTACTCTCCGTCGCGGAGACCTTTACACAAGTGTTTGAAACCGTCAACAGGTTTACCGGTGCGAGAAAAGCAACCATCTTTCGAAACAATTAGACGGACACCGTCCAGTTTAGGTTGAACGTAGAATGGAGTCGATATGTATTTTTCACGTTCCGCCCACTTGTTTGCCAACATGGGTAGAATTTGCGTACATTTCACCTTCTCATTGTTCCACATCGTTTGAGCTCGTTTGAGAGCCTTATCGTACCCAGTTTTGACTTTGGTTCGTGACTCGGTAAACTTATCACTCCCAACAATACCAGATATCTTCACGATGTCTGCGGATCCATCCTTCGAGTCTTCAACCTTGATATCGATGTAACGATCACGGTTATGCTTATCTTGTCGGATAAGGCGTTCCATTATACGGGTAAATATTTTCTCAACCTTAATTAGATGCCAGAAATACCTGTTGTGAATTATGGTAGAATGGAACGACTTAGGCCCCCCGAAAGAAATTTCTTGCCATTAAATGCAAATACTTTTTGTGTCATTTTTATATTTTTATGTATTTTGGGTTTATACAAACGTCACACGACGATTACTCAAGTGAAGAAACGATCTTATACTTGAGACATTTCGATGGTGACAGATAAATGTCCTTCTTCATCAGACGCTTAAACTTCTTTTCTGGAATAGACGTTTTAGACATATACATTTTTTTCAACATTTTCATGAATTTTTCTGTTGACTTCATTTCATTTTTGAGTTCTTGATAATTACCCCAAAACTCTGTAGACATCTGGTGAATCAGAAAGTATGCATTCCTACCCATGCGACGCTCTGAACCACCAAGTACCACGAATGTTGCAGCACTACAACAGGCTCCCTGAGCGATTGTGATGACCTTTACCCTCGAACGCTCTAGAATATTCATCATATTCAGACCCGAGAAGACGTCACCACCATCACTCATCACATGAACCCGGATTTGTGGTTCATACCCAACGAGTTCAGCCTTTTTCTTTAGCATTTCAATCTCGAGCTTCTTAAACTTTTCAACGAATACAAGAGCGTTTTCGCGGTCAATATCACCATAGTAGAGAATCTCGTTCCCGATGATTTTTACACATTCATTTTCTTCGTGTTCCTTGGCGAGATCTTCATCTGTCGTAGGCATTCTTCAATGCTTTCTTTACTCTTGTTACGTCCTTTGATTTTAAGCCATTTCCAACAGCAAGATGATTGATAACATCAAAATCTTGTGGGGTGATTTTATAGTGTAGCAGTGGTTCTAAGTCTCCTTTTTCTGCATATTTCTTTAATAGGCACAATTCTTCTACACCCAACCCCATTCTAGATTTTCTACGAATCTCAGAGAACTTCTGTTTTCTCATTTTATAATTTCCTAATTTAGTCCAACAACTACCTGGTCTTATCTTGTTTTTTTCGAGTGGTTGACCCAGTGATGTCTTTGGTATCGTTAAAGCGTACAGTACGAAGTACGGCATGAGAGTCCAGTTACCCGATTGATAAATGAGATTATCGATGACGTCCGCCATGGAAAATGCATCCGAACATCTAATAATGTCAACACCTTTGGAATCGATGTAATTTTCTTGAAAGATGTCCCATATATGCCCGTGTTCTGCAATACTATCACGTATTTTGATTGGGTTTGGGTCCGATAAAACGTCAGCTATAAATTCTTTAGGTGTTTGGAAATCATCTATTTCATCATATCCATCAATATATGATAAAAAGTTTCTAATATTTCCAAGGGATCTGACAGCTGCATCATACACATCATTCCCCTCCTTTTCAACTAAGGTCATCAGAACTTCGGGTTTATGTTTCGGAATAAATACTGTTTCAAAGTTGGGAAACATACACATATTCGTTGTCGTGACTAAAAGGGATGCACGAGTGAGATTTACTCCATCTGACACCTGTTCTATTATAGGTTTGAAAACACTGTCATAATCCTCTATAAACACATATTTACTCGATGGTTTAATAAATGGTAAAAAATGTGAATCACGTTTTAAGTGATGAGGTAATAATTCAATATTGTTTACACCCTCTAAAACTTTATCAAGAATGAATGTTTTTCCTACACCAATAGGACCACAAATGAAAACATTCTTACCTTGTTTTATATATCTACGAATTAGATCAATCTCTTTGGTGTGTATTGTCGCAACAATTGGATATTTTTTTTGGTCGAGTATTTTAATGAAAGAGTCCATTGATGATCTTACTAATCAGGCCATAGATTTGGTGCTCAAGAATGACGCACTACATAAACGTATCGTAGAACCTTTAAGAAGGAAAATTTTACCATACGTTATATCCACAATCCTTACCAATATTGTAATGTTTATTCTTTTGGTATACCTTGCTCGGCGTCTATCTCTTCTTCCTCTTCATACACAACTTCCTCTTCTTCCTGTTCCTCAACAGTAGGAGAAATGTACTTACCAAATTTCTCAAATGGTGTATTTTGTGTGATAGCTCGGATAGGTTCAATCGTTTTTGGAGGTTTTAAGAGTGGAATAGGACGCACATTCAATATTTCGGGTTTTGTGAAGACGCTATCAATTGGATAGTCTATCTCAAATGTTTTCAATATTTCTTTGGGGATGGGAGGGGACTGTTCCAGTAGACTTTCGTATATACCTTTACATTCGTTCACAAAAATGAGACCCTCTTTACTACGCTCCTCACGGGGGAGAGCCAACTGGAGGCGAATATTCCTAGAAAGCCCACCGTGACCTAAAGCACTCGTCCTGTGGTTCTCCATGAGTTCATTGATTTTCAGGAATTGCATGATTGTTGCGATGAGACCAGCTATGAGGTTCATACCACCAATAACTGCGGGTACTCCACCCTGTATACTTTCTGGAAACGAACTTTGTGCAAAGTTTGCCGTGCCTGTGATTGTCGAAAGAACAATTACAGGTAAACTGAAACGCAGACTCAGTTTTTTATACGTGAGAAAAGCTCGGTGGTGCATATACCGATAACATGCAGACGCCTCACCCCACTGGCGAAGTACATTCTCGTGGTACTCATTCCACATTTCTGCCATAATATTATCTTCGGTCATCTTATAGTAGATGAATATAATATTCCTAATTCATCTCATTTTCTTGTTTGGTATTCTGATAGTTCCATTCATGAATAATCAAAAAAATTTAGAATTTTATTCGATGCTCATACCATTCATCTTCTACCACTGGTCAGTGAATGATGATACATGTGCATTGACACAGGCTGAGATGTTAGTGACAGGTAAACATAAAGAAGAAACATTCATGGGACGTCTCGTTGGACCTATATATAAAATGGAAGACACTGAAGTCAATAAAATGACAAAGACCCTCTTTTTCGCACTTTGGGCATTCGTACAATATCGTTTAGGGCATTTTAAAGGATTTGTCGAAGATTTAAATAATTTAAAGCTTCACACCAAGATGAAAATATAGTATGGATACTAAACTGTGTAAGGAAATCATCAGTCTAAAGAATGCGAAGAAGTTGTATCAGACAACATATGTAACAAATTTAGAAGAACTACAAGTAAAGCTTGAACGTCTCGACAATCAAATTGACCGATGTGGATCGGATGTAAAGAGAGAGATTCTCGAGAGGCAACGAACATTATATGAAAATGAAATCCAGAATATTGATGTCAATATCGAGAACACGACCAAGTTTATCGATAAAAAAATCGAAAAACTTGAAACACAATTAAATAAGGAGAAGAAATCAGTTGAGTATAACATCGATAAACTCAAAAAGGCACTTGAAAGGAGGAATGTGAATGAAATATTTGATATGTTTGAATGTGTTTCAAATGCACTCACCACTCTCAACGACGAAGTTTCGCGTACTCCTGAACAGCCTTGAGGAAGTTCTTGTCTCTTTGTATCTTGGGGTCAACACCTATGAGTATATAGGTGAGCCTGCTTGGAAGCTTTGGGGTATTCCCCTTTGGCTTGGGCATAACCCTTAATTTTTTCTTAGCGTTCTGAACCTGTTTCGTGGTGGGCATTTATTATACCTTGGCAAAATATTTGAACTTGTCAAAGAAGTGAACTGTATTTCTAAAGTTGTAATACACAATCATACATAACGCATCGGCGATGTCATGTTTCCTATCATAAGGAATATCCCCATCAAAATATTTTTCCGCTATGGTGACGGTTCTCTCCTTTCTCTGGTCATAATCCAGATGTCTCATACCAAAATGAACATGCATGCTCACAGGTGAAACTAA